GAGCCACACTCAGTGGATTACGAAAAGTAGACCCTTCCCCTTCATCTTCATCAACATACCAAGCTCCTTGCTCTTTTAACTTTAGCGCAGCCAATGATCCAGCAATTATTTGTTTGCTAGAAGCAAGGGTTTCTGCCTTATTAGTGTAATCAGCAATTTTTTGTTGTATTCCTAAATCATCAGCGTAAGGATCAAGAAAATTAGCGATAACATATTGATAAACCTCAGGGCTATCAACCTTATTTCCTGTTGTATTTTTTTTAATGTAAAGATCCGCAAGTTTCTTAGCTCGTGCTGCTGCTTTTCCGCCCCCTTCTACTCTTTTAAAAGCTGATTGTGTAAGTATTGAAGCCATATATTATGTGATAGTTAAGGTTTCCCCTATTTTAATTTTGTTTGGATCACCCGACTTGTAACCCGTTATTTTATCTACTGTTGTATTATTATTCTTGGCAATAGTAGCAAGAGTATCTCCCTTTAGTACTTTGTATTTTTTAGAAGTAGCCATTGGAGTAGCGTTTGGGGATAGAGCAGTTCCACTACTGTCAATACTAGATTGAGGAACAGCGACTGGGGCAGTTACGACTGGTGGTGGAACAACTAGCGGTGGAACGACTGGTGGTGGAACGACTGGTGGTGGAGTTGTTTGGGCTGGATTTATTTCATTCAATTTTTTTGCAGTGATACTCCCAAAGACTCCATCGATAGTTAAATTATTAGAAGTCTGAAACGCCTTCACTGCTTCATCTGTTTTTCTACCGAAAATTCCATCAGGATTTAAACCTAACTTTTCCTGAAGTTTTACAACCTCAGCACCTTCTGATCCAATCCTCAATGATGTATTCGCAGAAATATTTGATTTAGCATCAGGAGGAAGTACACCTGGAGAAGCGATAGTTGGCTCTGTGATTGTAGGTATTGGGAAATTTTCAGTGGTAAGTTTCTCAGCAGCAAATTCTAATCCTGGTAGATCCTTACTCTCAGGGTTAGAACTTATCTGCCTTAATTTATCAGCCAAATCTAACTGGGAAGATGTAGTATCGACACCAAATTTCTTCATAAAGTCTTTCAATACAGTATCTGCTTTCGCAAAATCTTTTGCACCACCTGTCGCCGTAGTAAAATCAACAATTCTTTTTGTTGTACTTTCAAGCGCTGTACCTAAAACAACAGATTCAAGATTTGCTATTTTATTTAAGAATGGTTGAACCTCTGCCCTACTCTTTAGATCAGAGAAATCACCCTGAATAGAACTAAGGACAGTGGAATTGACAATCCCATCTCTTGCGTTTGAACCCTTAATAACTTCATCATACCCCTTAGAAAGATCATTCGTAAAGTTTTGAAAGATCCCCGCCCCACTACCAGATAAATAATTATCTCTAGTTTGAGTCCAAAAATCCTGAGCAGAATTATATCTTTTATTATTATCAAAGAAAGGAGTCACTGAGTTAGCCCTATTTATTTCACCATTCAATAAATCTAATTTACCAACAGCAGTTGCGCCTTTTAAGTTCGTATTAATTTCCATTCGATTCATCGAATCGGAGACATTAACTTTACTCAACTGAGACTGGAGCGCTGAAAGAGTTGAGTCATAACTAATAACTTCATCCTCCCTACCTCCAAGAGAAGCATTGACTCTTTGTTCTTGCACTCTCACAATCGCCGCATTTAAAGTTTGCTCTGTTTTATCATTAGTCGCACGAGTAATTAAATTCGTGGTAATAGTATTTTCATAACTTTTTACTTCTTTCTCGGCTGCGGCTAATTCTTTCTGCATTTCTGCTTTTAAATCAGGATCTGTTTCAACTCCAATCTGACTCTTGATAAAATTTAATTGTTCCTTAGAAGACATTCTTCCTGCGTTCATTTCCGCATAGTTATCATAATATTTTGTTCGATACTTTTCATAACGAATCAATTTTTTGGTAGAACCAATAGAAGTCTCTAGGCTGGCAACTAAACTAGGATCTTTGAGACCCGAGTTCTCCTCATCCGACAACTGCTTTCTACGAAAAGCTAATTGTGCTTCGTAGCCCATAGTCCCATCAGCAATAGCTTTTTGGAAATCAGATTCAACCTTAGCTGTTTTAATCGACTTCTCAGCTCTTGCTGCTGAAATAGCACCATCGATAGTAACTGATAAATCGAAACTTAAATCTTTTCTTGTGAGTGTAATTGCCATAAAATTATTTCTTAGAAACTACCTTAGTTGCTGCACCCGACCTAGATGCCATCGCATTAATCGCCCCCTGAGGAGACATTTTAGGAGCTACTCCACCCGCAGCGGCTGGATTTTCTCCTGGAGCATTATCAGATTCACTTGCAATACCTGGAGGCGCACCATTTACTCCACCCATTCCCATCCCTGTAACTGCCCCACCAGTTGCTCCATTCATTTGAGCCACTCTTTCGGCTAGAATTTGGTGCAAAAGACCTGGTTGCTTAGCGATTTCTGTAGCCAAAATAGGATCTTGAAGTTCTTCTTTCATCAATTTCTGCTCCTCAGAAGGGTTCGGCACTCCGACATTATGTTGAGTCGTTGTCAAGGACTGTAGTTTTGCTTGGAATTTATTTATTTCATCAGAGACATTTCTCAGAAGGACAGAAGAAATAAAAACATCTGTCTTGAAATAATCTTGAATCACGAGTTTTGCATTCGGCACATTTTCTTGAATGTGGTAAAGAATAGATTTGTTCAAACCTTTGAAAGCCTGCACCCACCAATCCTTTCGGAGAGAGATTTTATTATTTACTCCTTGCATCACGACTGAAAGTGCGCGACCAGTAGCCTGAAGCACTTGAGATCCAGGATAAAGGACTTGATTCATACCTGAAAGACCAATGATGTCGTTCTTTCTATCGTTGATATACTGCTCCATAGCCATAGTTTGACCAGATCGAGGCATAGCATTTAGCTCTGCATCATCCCCGAAAGAGTACATTACTGTCTGACCAGTTCGAATTTCGGTAGGATTATCCAAATTTTTACCCCAATAAGTAGGGCGAGCAATCTCTTTAATGATGTCAGCAAGGTCAGAGTTACGCTCATTGTACTCTTGTTGAGCATCCAATTCGTTTTCAAGATCTGAAGTCCCCTTCGGTTCTCCAGGAATATGAATGTTCGGAACAAAATGAAGTGGAAGAAATCCCCACTTGTGATTTACATACTCAACAATTTTATTGTCCTTGTTGAACATTAAAAGATATTCTTGGTCATCCCAATACTCTTTGATTGTAGTCATTGGCACATCTGATGGCTCAGGCTCAAGAGATATTTTTTCGTAATCTATGTCGGGAGTGATCATAAACTTACCATCAGCAATTTCTTCCGCAAAAAGTTTCTTCGCAACAGCGACACTCAATCGATAGTGCATAACAAAACCACTCATCTCGTTATAGTTATCATCTCTCCAAATAGGGCGAACTGTCTCAGGCTTCTCAACATTCCAATATTTCACTCCTGCAAATTTTCTAGTAGAACCATTAACCTTTCCATCCTCTCCGTATGTAACTTCAGTTGTAAAATAAGGAATTGATCCAAAAATAAAAGCATCACCATTGATTGAACCAGTGCGTGCTGCTCTTTGGAAGACTAACGGCAAGAAGTTGTCTTCGTGAACTTCATTTAAAATTTTTGTTCTGCCTTCTGCGAGTGCGCGCTCAACAGCATCATCAACCTTTCGAGGTGGTGAAGACATTTGTGGCGGTTCATTAGTTAAGAACGCCGTCATATTTTCTACAATAGTAAAACAATAGTTGTAGGTACGCATAGTACCACCACCATCTTTCTTAAAACTCCACTGTCTTCCTTTATAAAACTGTCGTAATGTTTGATACCCTGAATAAGTTCCATCACCTGAAACTCTTTTGCTCCAATCATTGCGAATGGTAGATTCCATTTCAACTACTTCATCGCGGAGGGCGAGCGCTCTCCTGTCTGTTGGATCTTTGATTAGGCTTCGAGAAAAAAAAGTTAAGAATCCCATATTGTTTTTTAACTAAAATGCGTGTCTTTGTAATTGATTCCCACCTCGACTGTGGGTTTTTCTTCCTACACTATTATTATAACTTGACAAAGGATTTAATTCCATCACTTTATTCCCTTTCGGTGTCTTCTTAATAATAAACGATACTCCCATCATCAAACACATTACGAAATCTTGTTCTAGTTTTTTATCTTCAAGGTGGTAATTTCCGAGTTGAGTGTTAAGCTCATCTATATAATACGACCTAATATTTCCATAGTCAAGGTTTTCTTCTATAATAGCACCATCAACCTCACTTTCGTGGGAAGACCTGCCCGCGCTCATCTCCCTTCGAAGGATAAAAAGAGCCTCATCCTTCTCAGTATCAAAACCTTTCGGGGAAAGTTGAATGAGCATCTTCTTGATAACCACACCCCCTAAAGCCCCAGCATCCATAAGGAATTTTGGCTTATGAGCGGTAATTCCATCATCCTCATACCAAGTATAAGCATCATAAAGAGTGCGCAAAAGAGCAAATTGCTGGAAGGGTGACCCTCCTTTTACCCTCTCGTGATTCACTAAATAGATTTTCCCAAATTCTGCATACTCCGAGTAGTCTAAAACCATAAAAACAGAAGGGTCTCCAGTGTCTGCCATACCCCAGTCCGATACCAAAAGATATTGCCTTCCGTTCCGACACGCGATCTTTGAAGAAAGTCTCCATAAGTTATCCACTTCTGCACTTTCAAAAAATCTTTTTCCTCCTGAGATAAATTCTCCGAAGACAACCTGACGATACTTCTGCTTGTCAGTCGCAAATAATTCATTTTTAATTTTAGTTCTCTGACTTGAAGGAATAAATTTATTATCATCAAGGGTTGCGTTAAGCGCCCACCATCCTTCTTTGCCTGCGAGTCCTAGCTTACAGATATGAAAATAAAATTGGTGAGAAGCACAGTCCACCTCAGGAGTAGAAATAAGATCAAGNCCAACTCCGTATTTAATTAAACGAGAAAGNANTTTTGCTCCAAGCTCGTTCTGCANGTGAAGCGACTGAGAACATTCATCGTAAGAAATATATCCGAACTGTCCTCCNGCAAGTGACGATGCTTGGTCTTGACCAGTTGGCACTGAATANAAAATACTTTTATTTGCAAATCGGATCTCTCCAAGATTAACATTGTCGCCAACCATAAAATCTTTTGATAGAGGGGAAAGTTTATTCAATCTCTTTTTTCCTTCCTCATCAATAACAAATCTTTCTTCAAGAATTTCTTTTACATAAGCAAAGCACTGTTTCACCTGACGGCTATGAGGGGAAAGATTGAGTGTCGCGTAATAAGTTTTATCTATAAGGGTATCATCAAGGTCGAGTCCTATCTTGTAGTAGTTCATCCAAATATGTTTAATCGCAATCATCACAGTCTTACCAACCTGGTTACTCGGAAAAGCAATATTCTTTCCAAAAAGCATTCCACCAATCTCCTCAATGTTTTCATCTCCGAATACTTGTGACCATTCCGCGCGAGGAGTTGTAGTTCGTGTGAGGAATTTTCTCTGAAAATCATTAAGTGGCATTCCAAGAATTTCTTCAGCAAACACACAAATATCCTTTCTCCCACGAATATTTAATTCCAGCAAAGCAATAAAAGCCTCCTTTGCCTCGTTCGGAAGCGTGGAAACCAAGAAATCATTTATCGATAGTTCTGCTTTTTTAAGTGACATTTGTTTCTTCTACTGGAGCTTTAATAACCGAGCCTTTCAATATTTGAATTGTCTCCTCTGTAATCTTCCCTGAGGTTGCTTGATTAAGTAGATTCAATAAGAAACCAGCATTTTCCCGAGCGCCTGCACTTGCTTTTAAGCGTAGAGCTTCTTTGCCGTGAACCATTTGAGTAACATACTTCATAACATTCATCACATAGTTTCTCCTTTTGATAAGTTCGTCAGGAGTAAATATATCTTCCATAGCCTGATCTCGAGCAAGCATCGAAGCGGCATCATTGATGAGAGAGCCAGCCAAAGTCTTAGCTCCACCCTCAAGATCAACCTCATCAGGAACTTGAATACCTCCTTCCTCGTTCCGAAGGTTCACAGCAACAATAATTGACTTGTTCTTTGCGGCGACTTGCTCCTCAAAGCCAAGCTGTTCTAATACTTCTATGTCCCACTTCTTCCTCCAAAGTCTAAATTGAGCTGGGTAAGGACAGAAAATAAGAGGTTCTACTAGCTTTTGGAACTCTAAAACAATCTTCATTGCAGAATATTGTCCTTTGTTTTCCAACTTAACCTTTAAATAATAATCTCTAAATTGAGGGATGAGATCTCTCATCTCTCCTATCTTCTGAAAGCGCCCGAAAACTTTAGCATAAAACAAATTATCAAAAGAGGCTTTTTGAATAAGAGTGTTTTTATTCTTCAGGGTATGGTCTACAGCGTATTCCTGTATTTCCACCTCTCCACTATCAGTAATAGGTTTTGTAGCTTTAGGCTTTCTCATATACTTGACATTATACGCCAAAAGACTTCTAAGATGCAAGCAAATCAGACTTTATAAGAAGATTTATCTCCTCCGAGCTTTGCTCGGTATCTTTCTTTATCTTCTTATCTTCTTTATCATTCTTGTTTGTGGTTGCCCGTTGGTTATCTTGCTGGTTGTTTGCTGGTTCTTCCGTTGGTTTCTTTGACTGATATTCTTGCCATTTTAGTATTGTAATTAAAGTATATTTATTGTTTGTTTCGCTGGTTATTTCATTGGTTGTTTGAAGGTTGTTCAGCGCGCTTCTTATTTTTTGCCTTGATAATCCTAGTTCTTTTGCTAAATGATCTTGGCTGGTTATTTTTTGACCCATATTTATCAACACTCCCCGCCAATGTTTTTGTTTGTGGTTGCTGGTTAATAGTAAATGTAAGTTATCCACAGGGATATACCTTCTTGGTGTTTGACATATTTTTCTAATAGGAATATATTAACTAAATGAAAAGTTTATTTATTGGAAACAGTTACAGCCGATTATCCACAGCAGGAGTGCTTGACACTTTCTCTGTAATAGATAATACTATAACTGTTTCTCGTAGGGAACATTTCATCCAATCAGGCGCACGCTCGTAAGAGCTTGCGCTTTTTTGGTGTCCGATGATCCATAGAGCGGTAAAAGTGCAACAATAAGCCCGCATAAAGCTATGGTGACATATA